GTTTATTTTCAGTATCTGCACCTTGGTGATTGCGTGAATTCCAAATGGCATTCATGATAGTTTGTGCTCTTTCACTCATCGTAGATTCTCCTTAATAGTATCAAGACAATCATTCCAGTTACCTTCGGTTTCTTCAGGCAACCACTTAATCATCATATCCAAAAATGCATCCACATGATCTTCAGGAACCCATCCCCCATTGACCATGAGATGGCGCAATTTGAAATCAGATAGTTTTGGCTTTGGCATGTTATGAAACTCCTTCTTTTTCAGATACCATTCAGAAAGTCGTGAAGAGCATCTTGATACTCCTCTTCAGTATTAAAAGTGCGAAGTCCAATAGTACATGGAAAAGTTCGCTTCGGAGCACGAGTCTGACGAATCTCCTGCTCGGTGTAACCTTTCTCAATCAGTTGTGCGACGTAAGGATTGGAAGTCATAATGTTGGTGAATTACTTTGATAGTCTAATGGCACCCAGGTGAATCTGGATGCCTTGTGTGCCAGTTGTCAGATTGACTTCAATATTCCATTCCATAAGTAGGAAGTTCGGCAGGGGTAATAGTTCCATCTTCAAGAATAGTAATGAGACATTCAAATTGACGCATACCTTCGCTTACAGTATCATATTCCCTAACATATTGATCTTGATGTTCATAACAATAGTTGATTGCTTCTTCAAGCGTCATTGTTTGGAAATTAATCATTGGTGTCCTCTGTGTGTATGAAAGTATTATAAGGCATCACAGACCACTCTGGATGCCTACTGTGCCAGTTCTCAAAGTGACACCTTTCTAACCATTCTAAAACCTTTATGTTGTTTATATTTTCCAGTAAAGGTTCTTGTAAGATTTACTCTTTTCAAATCATAATTTTTACAAAACTCCCTCAAACTATTTGTTTTGTAAAAGATATTAGTATTGAGTTCTAAAATTGTATATTCAAATTTAGCATTTGAATTTTTTATTCTTTCTTTTAGTTCATCATCCAAAATTACACCATATCTTGGATTATTATCTTTAGATGTTTTTTGTTGGATTTTAATTTTGGTTTCTTCAGATAGTAATCTACCATTCATTCCACCAGTATCACTATTGTATCCATTCTTAAATGTATCAAATACATTTATCCAATACATTTCTCTATCATTGATGACACTAAAATCACACTCCTCAATCACGCCATAGATGAAGTTATTTTTGCCATATTTCTTTATGGCACGATGAAACTTATATTGCGAATTGGAAGACCTACAAAAGTGGTCATTTATTCTATATTGTATTTTTTGTATTGTTTGTCCTATGTATTTCTTTCCTGTTAAAATACAATGGACACAATAGATAGTGCCTTTCATTCTACTCTAATTTGACCGCATATGTATTTATACTAAAAAGGAGGGATTTTCACCCTCCTCCTGACAGATTGCGGTCAAATCAGGTAATGTTATTTATTTCCTATCATAAGAAAGAGTTGGCACGGGAAGACCATTTTCTGTAGGAACATAGATGGTCACATTACCATTCTTGCTACCATCTTCCAGACCAGTGATATAAAGATACTGAAGATACTCACGGTTGTCTTTGAGACTATCACCGATGATTTGGTTTGCCTTGGCAACACCCTGAGCACGAATAATCTCAGCATCAGCAAGTTGTTGTGCCGAATCTTTCTTTGCTTGTGCTTCCAGGACTGCTACCTGACGAGTATATTCTGCCTTGTTCAGTTCTGCCTTACCAGCAAGAGATTGTTGCCACACATTATACATTGGTCCACCAATAAACAGCAGAGCAACAACAACTACAAATCCAGCACCAAATACAATAGCAACAGGGGTGTTGGGATCATTGTAACGAGTCATAATTTACCTCAAATAAAGTTCAGGGAGTAATCCAATCGTAACTACCAGGAGTTTCTACACTCTCATTCCCATCATATTCATCAATACGATAAGGACCAGAGACTTCGGCAATAGCAAGTTTAGCACACATTCCGTTTGCTTTGTCACCCAGTTCTTCTACAACTTGAGCAAGAATAGGATCGTGACGGGAAATATTATGGTCACTCCAAGTTTGTTCGGAATGCTTTTTGTTGTAAGCAATTCGTTCTTCAATTGGAGCAGAATACCAGGGTTCTGGTTTTGTAAGACGTTCTTCGGGTGGAACCAACCAAACAGTGAATGTATCCATGAAGTCACCATCTTTAATCCAAACTTCTTTGCCTTGAAGTTCCCAATAACGCTTACATGCTTCACGGGACAGATTGAACCCACCGTAGCAAGCATTATAAACAACTTTAGTCATTTGGAAGATACGTTAGACTTGAAAATAAGATTAGCGAGAAAGATAATAGCAAAGTTCTGCCAGAAGGACAAGGTTACACCAAACCAAGACAGAATCAGTCCAAGCAACCACGCCTCAAAGAAGAGTCCTGCAACAGCAAGGACAATTACACCAAAAGCAACACCAAGAGCAGTAGAAGTTTTCATAGATCAGATTGCCTCAGTCACCAGTTTAGCACCCTTGAACTTCGATCGGGCGCTTTTGTTCTTTGTATCAACACCAGTCACCACAGCAACTTGAGGAGTGCTGGAACCAGTGTAGAGTAGCACATCACCTTTGTTCAGAGCACCAGGAGTACCGACATAATGGGTCTCTTTACCACCCATAGTGGCACTGAAAGTATAAGGTACAACTTCTTCCAGGTCTTTCTTATCAAAGACATGAATTTTACCAGTACCTTTTTCTTCGATCAGATATTGGTTGCTACTGTTGGTGCCGATGTGAGTACCATAGGCAACAGTACCATCAACAGTGAAAGAATAAAGAGTTTTAGTATCAGTAGTCATTTCAGTTTCCTCATCGTAAAGTTTTAGATCGGTTCCGTAAGCAGAGAATGATTGGTTGTTATGAAGATATTTACAACTGTAATTTCCTCCACCATATCCACCACTGTAAGCATAAGTAATTTTGGCAGGTTTTTTGCCGTATTGTTTGATGACAATATCACCAATATTAAATGTTTGTGTCATAATTAAAGAGATTCAACTTGTGAAAGAAGATTATCAATATCCTCCACGGATTGATAACCAATTACATCATCCGTGATGGGAGTATCATAGCAGATTTCCCAGTCTTCTTCAAGTCCTTTGAGAATTGCCACCTCATACAGTCCTTCTTCGGCACCATATGAACCAGGAAATTGTACTACACTCACACCATATCCATTCGGAAAAAAGTGTCGTGCAGCAATACCATCTGGCATAATGCCATGTGGTTGAAAGTTAAGATCAGTGAATTTCATAATCAATTACTGAATCGGTTTTTCCAAAGTTGATTAGATTTGTGCCTCATTTGTTCAAGCATTCTAAAACGCCGCTGAATTTCAGAGTCATCTGGCAAGTCATGAAAACTTGGACATGCAACATACATTCCATCCGATGCATGGCACAAGATGTCATTTAGAAAATCGTGCTCTTCAAATGTAAATTCCATCGTGACTGGTTGTTGATCACAATAGTTTTCTTCGGTCAATTCAAGAATTTCATTCATTACTGTGCAGGTGGTAGTGTTGGACGATTCATTTCAACAGTTTGTTTCTGGATTTGAAACATGATACCATTGAGTGCATTTGCAACAGGGGTAAATCCAATCGTTGCAACAATAATACCAAAGATTGTACCAGAAATGAAGTTAATCACATTATTTCTTACAATTTGAATTTGTAGGGAATGCCTGACAATACTCCTGATGTGCTTTAGTTTGTGAATAAACTTTCCACATTTGATTATCCCGTTGAATTGCCCATACATTCCACATTAGAATGGCAATGACTCCAAGATAGATGTAGGTTGTCCTCATCTGATGTGCGTCGATTACTTTGATATTATAAGGGCACTCCACTAAGATTGGAATGCCTCTTGTGACAGTTCTTAGATCGTCACACCTCTACGATGTCACCATGAGCGCGAGCACGATTCACCAGAGCACCCCAGGAGGTCAGAGAGCACACTTCAGGATCGTTCATGATGCTGTACCACAGTTCGGCAGTAGCATCGTCCTCAACCTCATAACGGTAGACCTTATCGGAACTGTGATAGGACACCAGCACATCATAAGAGTCATTACCCTCAGCGGAAGGAACCAGTTCCAACATGCTGACAGCACTCGATTCTTCTTTTGTGAATGTACGAGCAATAACAAAAGGATGACGAGTTGTAGTGATCATAATTTGAGTTTCAAGTGGTAGTGCGGATTTGTTCCGCTTGTAAGTAGTATAAGGCCAAAGTCTGGAGTCTGGAATCAGGAGTGTGCCACTTAAAAAACTGGCACAATCTCAATGTCTTTGCATCCTTGTTGCTTTACCATCTGTTCCCAGAATCCAGCGTCTTCAATTGTAAGAAATGTTGCTACCTGTTTGGAGTAGCACTTTTTCTTTGGTTTGAGGTAAATTACTTGGTACTTCATTATGAATGTAGATCTCAATGGGTTGATTATCGTTCCAGTGCCGAACCACACCAGCAACGATAAATGCATTTGTAATTAGATAAGTTAGAAAGATAAACGTGCGGATTATAGCAATCGTATCAGACTCTTTATCACATTTGGATGCTTTTTCTCCTAGTGCTTTTGCCCACCATCTCCAGAGTGTTTTATTCTTCATAAATTGACTCTCTTGATTTAACATAAGTAAGTTCTTTCCATTGATTATGGTAACATAAGATCATCAAACGGTCATTACGATGAATTGAACACGCTTCATAATTTTCTTCATTCTTTGGTTTAACTCCAATCTCAATGGTAATATATTCTTTACTCTTAAAATAAACCCACCCTTCAATAGGTGATCTCCACTTCACATAATCATTAACCTTTGGTTCATACATATGCTGATTCTAATGGAGTTTTCTTTGGAATCATGGCAGAATAAGGTGTTGTTTGTTCTACACTAACAACGTTCCCAACTGTGCTTGAGTTGACGGGGGCGTAATATACTCTTTTCTTGGAATCGTAGAATCCCCATATTGATCGCACAGACTTACCAAGGTTATAATCAAAAGTAGCAGAGTTGCGAATCCAGATGGCAATGTAATTTCTTTTGAACTGTTCGAACTCATAAGAATAACCTTTGGGTGCTTTGTGAGGAAACTCAATCATCAGGTTGTAAAGGAACTAACAACACGCGACTCTTCGTTTTCTGCAAGAGCAAACTTATCAGAGTTCACAACACGTTCCATAATGCGAGAATCATGAGAGTTTTCATATTCATCACGCCAATCAAGCAACAAATCATGGCATTCATTATCATTTTCTGCGATGACACTAACTACGCCACCGTATTCAGAAGAAGGAAACGGAACCCAGTAGTCAACGATATAAAGATACTTCATTTCTTGTGGTAAGTTACTCCTCAATTGTAGTGGAATGTTTGAGATTTGTCAACTGTCTTTGAAGTTCAATTTGAATTGAAATGAGATGAGAATACAAAAACTTTTGATATTCATTACCCTCAATCAGAGAGGTAATGTTATCAATTTGCATAAGAGCAAAAAGAATTTTAGTGGATTGATTCACATGAACTCCATCATGTAGTAATCACAGGTCACTTCCAATTCTGCTGCTTTTTGTTCAATTTCTTGTGCCATCGCATGTTTTGCCTGAGCACGATGATTTTCATACACCTTACGACCTTCGTAGTAAAGTTCTTCAACTTCAAAATGTTTCATAAAATCATCAAATGCTTCAATAAATTCTTGTAAGTCTTTGTTGTTCATAGATCTATTATAGAGTAGTTCCAAACCCCTTAGTAGGACGATGTGGCGGTGTGGCAACTGGCACAGGTACAATCACATCTGCAAACATTCCATTCAAAATGTCATCACAGATTCGATAGTCCTTTCCATCCAGTGGTACACGATTCATCTGATAATACCTTACGGCATTATAGATGATTTTTTGTTGTTCAAGTGTAAAATCCATCAATTTCCTCCAAGTGCTTTTGGTAATCCCATAAAAATTAAAAATGTAAGAAGTGCCACCACATCCCAACATCTGTTTCGAATCATATAAGGAAGCGCAAGAAGATTTCCAATCATATACAGTCTTGCACCTACTGCCGTATCATGATACAACGTCATGTAGAATGCAAAAACAATTGTAATACTGGAAAGAACTCTAGCCTTGGATTCCATATGTTAAAACGATGGAGTCACTTCATAACGTAGTTCGACTGTTGATCGATCCATCTTCTCATAGATTGAATACAACTTATTATACAGTGCCGAAGCACTTCCATAATCTTTAGCAATCATCCTTTCATCAGAAATACTTACATTTTTCAATATAGAAAGAATAATACCAATCTCATGAACATTTAGTCTTACAAAATCTTCATTCATTTTTTTAATCCCATGATACGTTTTGAAGAAGAAATCCAGGCATCACATAGGTCCATCCAGTAGCGCCAGGTTTATAATCCCACTTATATTCGTATTTATTATGAGAATCCCAAGTCATATAACCTTTTTCTTTATCAAATCGTCCTTTGATCGTCAGACTAAATTTGTTAGAGAAAATATTACGAGTGCGAAGAGCACCACTTGATTCTCTGGTTTCCACAACCTTACAAACATCTGATATGAATTCAGTCGGTGTTTCTAACGTACAAGATGTCTCATACATGAAAGGGCGATAGATTTTTTGTTGTTGTGCAAATACTGGATTTGCAAGAAAAATTGTAGCAAAAAGAATTAGTTTTTTCATCAGATGACTCTCCAACAAACAGTAGCGTTTCCCTTACTCGTAGAAGAAATATGAGCAAAGGCAGCATAACTAAGATCCAGATCAGCATGAGAATATGGACCACGATCATTGACCCGAACAATGACTTGTTTTCCGTTGTTTTGGTTCGTTACCCTAATTTTACTACCCATAGGTAGATAAGGGTGAGCTGCAGTCCAACGATAAGCATCAAACCGCTCACCGTTAGCAGTTGTTTGTCCATGAAATCCGTCTCCTACTCCATAAAATGTGGCGATACCGCAGGCAAGTCCAGCAATAAGTGTTTCAACCATCATTTCAAATCGATGTGATCAAAGTTTAGCATACTTAATCAAAAAAGTAATCAGTGCTTTCCTCAATTACCATGTAATTATACTACCTGCATCAGGCGATTGGGGAACGAGTGTGCCACTTTAGGAACTGGCACACCTTGTTTCTCAATTAAGTACTCCAGATATAGTGTTTCTTCTTGTTCCCGTGCTTCAATTTCGTGTGGTTGATGCCAATAGTCATACCTTTCAACAGGTTCTTTAGAATAACACAATTTTCCATATCGGATCCGCAGAGAACCGACTACCCACTGCCGCAGGTGGACCAGTTCGTGTAAAAGAGTTTTTATATACAACTCCTCACACATATAGGTGTTGAGTTCAATCAAAAACTCACGAGGACGATAAGATTCTCCCACATAGTCACAGTAACCATAAACTTGCTCACGACGCAGACCACGGTGACGAATCTCCACCTCAATCTTATAGCGTGGAAGGAACTTATTCAGAAACCAAGTGGTAACATCCTGACAGGTACGTTTAGAGTAACCATATCCAGACATTTCAAAGTAAGACATTGACCCCAGTGCAAGAAATAAATGAACGAAGAAATGAAGATCAGTTTGTCAGTTGTTGTCATTAGTTACATCCAAATCCTGCACCACCAATAAATGCTCCAAGAGGAACTGACCATTTATAACCATCACCCCGACTCATACTAGCAGCAACACCACCACCAAGAATGGCACCCAAAAATGTTCTTGAAGGATCACAATAAGACCTTCTTGATTGTCCACATGGAATTTGCTCTCTGTAGATAAAACCATCATAACCTTCTACCTCACGATAACAATTTTGATACTGTTGTTGTGCCTGCATAGGAATAGGGAGAAATGTAAGTGGAAGAAGTAAGAATAGTTGTTTCATTGTTCAATGAGCATACAAATAAGAAGATGCCCAGTCAGCATTCTCAAGCAACCATTCACGTTGTTCAATAATGCGAAGATCATAGCGAACACCTTTGGCGGGAGATTTCCAACTGGCAGACTTATACATTTCACCAGTTTTCTTATCAATGAAGCAATGAACGCTTCTGCTACCATTTGCATTCATAATGATCTTGTGATACTTACGACCAGTCTCAGGGTAGAACTCATAATCACAAATGCCCTGCTTCAGTTTCTCAATGCAGGATTCATGATAGCGAACTGAAGCAACGTCACCAGCATCAGCATAATCAATAGAATGCTCATGAGAGTTGATGCTGTAGTTAATGAAGTTCTGGCGGAGCGCCTCACAGAGGGCGTAGGTGTGCCCCAGAACTGCCTCTGCAATGTTCTCCCGTGCCTCTTGCTGGGCAGCGTAGTCAGCGAAAGTGGTGGTCATTGGTTCTCTTGTGAACTGCCCATATTATAAAAGGTCTCCCAGCGAACCAGGAGACCCAATGTGCCAGTTTTTAAAGTGTCACTAAATTCATTGTGCCTTTTTCTTAGTCACTTTACTCTGAACAACTGGTTTTTCAATAATCACCTCTTCAACTTTTATTGGTTCGGGTGCTGGTGTTGGATCTTTAAAAAGATCTGTAAATCTAGACATTTCTTATACTGAGTAACTTTAGATATTTATCTTTAGTCTTCGTAAATTCGACATTCTAATGCACCAGGATGAGAGTCACAGTACAATTCAAGTGCCGTTGGATCATGATCATCTTCTGGATGATGTGCTTTATATGTTTCCAGTGCTTCAAGTTCCTCTTCAGTATGCCTACGTGCTTGAGGTGATGTTTGTGGGTCATTCAGAATATTAATATCTTTCTGAATATGTTGATCGATATTATCCATTGTTTTGTATCGTATTGTTGTATTTATTTTTTATTCGCTTAAAAATGATCCTCTCCAGTTTTTTGGAGTAGGAGGATCACATTTTCCTTCAAGTGAACGAACTAGTAATTCAGTGAATTTTTCCATTTTTTCTGGATGAACTGTTGCAGGATTATCATTAATTGCTTTTTTGAGCGCAACTAGTTCGTCCCACTCTTCTTTTGTCAGTTGTTCTGTGCCAGTTTTGGAAAGAGTCATAAGTTTTTTGCGGAGTTTCTCAATATTAACATTTCAATACATTATTATCTAGAAACTTAATGTTTTCTTTGGGATCACGTTACATTAGTTAATAAAACTATCTAGGTCATCCTTAAGTTCTTTTTCATTCTTTTGGTCGTGATAATACCCCCAGAGAGCATTATGAACTTCCATTAGATGGTCAACCCAGAAACCAGCAGGATAGATCCCAAGTGCATCTTGAAGACCACGATGACTGGTTCCTTCCCGCTCTGCTTTACACATAATGTAGCAGATTGCCTGAACCATATCCATCTTATCAGATTCAGAAAGCATAAAATACTTTCCTACTGCTCGTTGCTTTGCTTCTTCATTATCTTTTTGAAGTTGTTTACATTCGTCAGAATCCCACCACTCTTGTAGTGCTTTACCAAGATCATTAGGTTTAGTCATTATTCACCAAAAATATTTCCAAAGAATCCAGAGTCTCCCGATTTACGGTTCTCTAGTTTATCAAGAATTGCATCAGTGCTTTGTAGAGATTCAATACGATGAATAAGATCTGCAATTACACTGCAAACCATAGGACGCTCTTGACGGGCAGCATATGCTAGTGCATTACGAAGTGATGCTTCTGCTTCTTTAAGTGATTCTTCAACAGATTGTGATAGTGCCATTTCAATTCTCCTTAATCCAAAATCCATCATCAGTTATTTCCCACCCATCATCAATCATTTCTTGATATGTTTTAACTCTTGCGAGTTCATTACCTCTTACCCAAGATGGTTTATTTACTTTTTTTAGAAGATAAGAACCATCACCATTATCAATCCATTCTACCTTATCACCTTCTTTTAGATCTGCTGCTTCCAACAAATCATCAGGGAATGAAACAAAGTATTCAGCACTAGGACCATCCACTTCAACAGGAAGAATCCACTTCTTTACTTTATCCTTCTTTTGATTATCAATACCATACTCAAGATCACTGTGCCCCCAAGGACTCATACCATCATCTTTCACTTCTTCTGGATAGTAAGTTGATTCCCACTCATCCCAACCTTTAATATGCCCCTTACCATTACCATTCAGCAAAGCAAGAAGTTCATAGGCATTTGTTGTCTGTACCTTGTAAGTATAATAATTTTCCTCAACAACACCTCTAATCACATCATAGATTTCTTGCGGTGTTGCTTCTGCAGAACTCATAGCATCATGCAACCAATTTTCAAGATTCTCAAGAGAGTATTTTTTGTAATCAGTCATAGCGTTGAAGTTCCTCTTTGATTGCTTGTTCCACAATAACCTGTATTTCTTTGGATGTCAACCCATTCAACCAAGACCATTTTGGGTCTTCCTTGTCCCAATCCATTGTAAATGAACCGTCAGAATTCTCAGTAATTTTAAGTGAATCTTCAGACATCGCTTAAATCGGCAGTATCCCAGTCTCTTTTTTCAGTTTTACGAAGTGTTTTGAGTTCTTTATACATTTTTTTAATTTCCTGATATGCGTGTTCAGGAGAAATCTTGTCACTAATTTCAAGGCCAGCAATCAATGCTACTCTATCACCAAAAGTAGCAAGTGCTTTTTCGTAAGGAGTTAAATTTTCGTACATTATTTATCAAGGGTATAGTTGCTTAGATTATAAGTTACAGGATGAATATTGTCAATCTTTGCCTGCAATCTGTTTTCAACTTCATACAAAGAATTTGTAAGTTCTACATTTTCTTCTTTTAGTTTGTTGACTTCATTTTCAAGTTGAGTTAGACGTTCATATACATCATCCATAGGAACATTTGGATTAAGTCCCCATTTTTTATGAAACCAATAAGGATCACTCATAGCACACCTACTTCTTTAAGATAATTTCTGTATCTCATAAAACGATTCCAGTTCGGTTGTCCACGAATATTTAACTGATGGCAGACTTCACAGTAACACAACCACTCATACCAAGGAGTTGTAGGATCTAATACGTGATAAGGATACTCAGAGTTTTCCACCTACTTCCGACTCATAAGTTTTGGATTCAGAGAAACCTTCCTGCCGTCCTTTAAGATAAAAACGGGTTGCTGAGATACACTGCTCTTCAGTGAGAGAGGTGATAAGTCCATTGCCTTCTTTGTCAGTGGAATACCAAAGTCCATACTTTTTTTGTTCAACATAAAAGCAATCATCAATTAGTTTCTTTTCGCTCATTGACTTTCTTTACAGTTTCGTGAAGTTGTTTCAGTGCCTCAATGGTTTCGGGAGTTTCTTCCCAAGTCCATTGATTATCATTTTTATCTTTGTAAGTTCGTGTTGACATCAATTTTCCTCTCTAATTGTCATAGTGTAATCTTTTTTCTTAAACTTAGATTTTTCAATGTATTTTTTAGCGTGTTCTTCACATTGAAAGTAACAAGTTTTTTTGTCTTTTAAATCCTTGCCATCATTATGAACTATCTTAATAGGAAATCCAGAATGAGGAAATTCTTCTTTAACTGGTTTAATCATGTTGGTTGTTCAATACGTTGAGTATACACGGAATTAAACAGTTCGTCAAGTATCTTGCCAATCATCATCAAGTTCTACTCCATCAGTGAGGTCTTTTAGTCTATTAATAAAATCTTCATCCATAGGAATCAATTTTTCCTTACCAGTTTCAATATCATCTACCATTTGCAGTAGATATTCAAGAAACTCTTTTGGATAGACTTCATCTTCTCCAAGTGTCGCCCAAAACCATTCTAAACATTCTTGTTCTGGATCTTCTACTGATTTGAGTAAAGCATAATTCTCATAGTTTGATCCCATAAGATCTACCCAAATTCTAAATGCTCCACGAATACTCTGCCATCCTGTCATCCAGCAGTGCCCAATCCAATATTCCCACCAGTTGAGTGTGGTTTTCTTTTTGTCTGTTGCTAAGACTGGTTTAGAAATCATAGTTGCTCCACATAAACATCACTAATGGTAATAGATTTACACTTATAATAAGTTGTAAGTTGAGAGGCACTCATCTCACTTTCGACTAAAATTTGAATACTTACAGTAGCATCATCTACAAGACTTGAAAGAACCACAGCATACTTATTCATCATTATCATCCCAAGGGGCTTTACGATTCATAATTTCTTTAACTCTTTCCACTATAGCAGGATCTGGTGGTTCATTCAAGCGTTCTACAAGAGCATCAAAGTCCTTTGCGGGTAGTACAATACGTTCAGGTTTCGCTCCTTTACCCCAAAACTTCTCAAACTCATATTTGTAGTTCATATCCAACCATCCACCATTCAGAGAGTGCCAAAATTCTCCCCAAATGTGATAATCATCAAAGCGAAATCCTTCATGCGACATCAACCTATACCACCACCAAAATGGTGTGTAACGTAGAAATCTATTTGATATGATTAGTTTATGGAAGTTCATTTTTTTGTCCAAGAATATTCATACATATACATCCAACCATCATTTAGTTCTGACCACATCGCATAAGGAAGTTTATAAGAATACTTCTTATCTCTCATCCAATAAGACCACGCCTCCCAAGCATTTGCTATATTTTGAAATCCCCAGATAAAGTGTCTCCACTTCTCATTATCATACACCCAATCGTTATTTGTATCAAATGGGTTCCACCTGAAGTGAGGTTCAAAATCACCATCATAGCAGTAACGATTATACTGCTTGCGGGTGTAGTTTTTATATCGTTGTAGGAGATTATCCACAGTTAGGCATCCATAGTGTAGAGAGTTTGTTTTTCTTTGCAGTGATGTTGAAATGATCAACCTGACCATTCTTATGATAGATTCCACACCATAAGAACCCATCATCCATCATCTCAAAGTGTATCATATCTATGTCCTTGACGACAATCTCATCAGGGTTCTTTTCGTCGTTCATTTTTCAAGTTCCTCAGCAAGTTCATAAAGCACACGAGCATCAACTACCATATCCTCACCATTACCAAAGTGATAGTATTGAAACTCATTCACAATCTCACGAACAGCAGTCGCAAGAGCTTCTCGCATATCATCTGTGGGTTCTACAATTAGTTCTCCACAAAATGCGTTCCAAATTGTTTGGGTTCTTGTGTTCATTATGAGTAATTAAAGTGTAAATGTGTTTGCCAAGTACCAATAGTTTTATCCCGAAGCATATTGGCAATCAGGTTAGGAATAAATCGCGTATACTTATCCAGAAACTCTCGCTCTGTAAGTTCATCAAATCCGCGTAGATAATGATCATCACCAACAAAGTTTGCAAATTTTGTGAACTCATAATCTCTCTCTTCAAGACGATAACGACAAATCATTAACCAAATTGACCTACCTTCACCAGTTGCGAAGTAATCAATTGCAAAGAACCGATAGAATGGTTTATCATCCATTATTCTTCCTCACTCGTTCAAGAAACTCTCTTGCTTGTCTATCAAGTGCCTCAATCAAATCCTCAATATCACTAATTGCAATCTCATTATACTCACGATTGAGGTTTTCACAACGAATGGCATCAATCATAGATTGTAGAGTAATCATTTGTTGATGTTCTGGTGTGATAGGTGTACCGTGAGGCATACCAGCACATTCCATATTGTAGTAGTCATTATATCGTTGAAGAACACGATTACTCTTCTCACGACGCTCTGCTTCATCAAACATTTCGTCTGGATAAAATCTATCTTCCATAATGGTTATTTTATTTCCCATATTATACATCAAAGGGCACCCGTTTTCAAGTGCCCTTGTGCCAGTTCTTCAAGTGTCCTCTTTCTTTTGCTTTTCAATAAGTTCTTTCAGTTTCTCTCTACCATAAGTCGTTAATTCCTTTTTAGCATTTCTCAAATTCTCAATTTCACTTTGAGAAAGAAAGAAAGCATCAGGAAGATTCCCGTATTGTTCGGTCATTAGAAATACTCCTTCCTCACACATTCTATTTCAAGGTCTTCTACTCGGTCTTGTAAATCCATAATAACTTCAAGTATTTTTAAAGCATCCAGATTTCCATTCTCATCAGCAATCAAAGAGAGATATGATTGATTTATAATCTCTCTTTGTTCTTCATATGGTTTGAGATAAAACTCTTTTCTTTGGTTTGATGAATAAGTGTCCCAATCTGCTGGATTGTATCTCATCTCAAATCCCTCTCTAAAATATCAATACAATCTGCCCATCCACTGAAATAGTCAAAATCGTATTTGTTGTTGTCTTCTTTATGATAGTTTTTCAACCATTCCTTCACAACATTCACAATCTCATTTGCGATTACATCACCAGATTGAACGGCATCGTGAGTATAATACCATTCCGTAAGTCGTTCGTGAAGTTTCATCGCAACATCTCCTTGATTTTACGCAAACAATCATTAAACCCATCAACAAGCAATTCAGTATCTACATTTTGACTTCCTTCTGCTGATTGTTCTTTCGGCAACCAGTTCTCAACAATATCTACAATATCATCACAAACCATACCATCGTAATCAAGTTGAACTTTTAGCATATTGCGAAGTTTTTGTGCTTGATGTTCTCTAATCAACTTATTCACAACCTCATCGGTAATGTATGAAGCAGGATTATCTTTCTCATCCCAATATGCTCTCACATTCCTATAAGGTTCATCAGCATCATACTTCCCCTTTTTCACATCATTAAACCATAATCCTTCAAGCAAACGACGAGTTTCACCATCAGTAATAGCAACCATTACTAAACCATCAACAGTATGTTTTTTCTTATACCAACCATGACTTCCATCAGTAAATTCAAGACGATAATAAACCTCATCATTATAAGAGACAACCTCACCCTTAACATTAAATTGAAGGTTCATTCTTGGTTGAGATTTATGTGTTTCAATCTCTTTGAGGAGTTCCAGTTTCTTTTGCAATACAGCAATTTCTTTTTCAGTTTTTTCAATATCAGATTTGAAAGTCATTTGTTTCAGGTAAGGAGTAGCATCCATCACACCATCTTTCATTGCTTGCCTAAAAGCATTACGCAATCCATCGGCAACTTGCTCTGGTGTTTGGGGAGTTGGTTGAAATTCAGTCATTGTTCGTCAATCCTGTTTGTTCTTCCAGTTTAGCATATTTCCCTCGCATAAAACCCTCATAGAACGATGCGTAAATCCATTTTCTCATCAGGTCTTCACGGGTCTTTGGGTCTTCAACAGAACAGTCTCCCGCAAACCATTCAACTGTCCAAGTCCATTCAGTATGATTTCCATAAAACCAGTCGTTGAAGGACATTTCTATATCCTCCACAAACTCCCAGTCTTCTATTGGGTATTGTTGAGTCATAGGTCCAAAGGCTGTTGAGGGTCTCTTTTCCAAATTTCTTTATAAGTAATCCACCGTTCCACACCAGTTTCCTGTTGGGCAGTCCAGTGCAAACCTTCAGTATCTACAGCATCAAGATAATGAATACCTGTCTTGGGACAGATTACTCTGGATACTTGTGTGAATTTTACTTTGTTAGTCATTCTGCCAAACTTTTAATACATTTTTGAATCAGGTCATTCCACCTCTTTGGAGTAAGTTTCTCACTCGCATAAGAACTCCTAAAAGGATACTTATACCAAGTCAAACGGAAGTTTTCACTTGGGATTTGAAAGTTAGGTTTATCCATTTCATCTTCTTCATCACCCCAATAATAAGGACGGATGATAAAGAAATCGTTGGAGAAATGTGGAGTGTATCCATAATCTTTTTCTCCTGTCTTTTC